GTCTGTCTGTCTGTCTGTCTGTCTGTCTGTCTGTCTGTCTGTCTGTCTGTCTGTCAAGATTGTGTTGTGGTAATGTGCCGTTGTCAATAAGCTGTTTTATCAGCTTGTCAGCCTTTTCATTGTTAATGTAATACTTTTCATCTACATTATCCTCGAGATAGTCTTTTAACTTCTTTTTGAGTGGTATGGGCTGTGGGAAATGGTAATTGTACTCGCCCAGGAATGAAAACATAAAACATCTTTCACGATTTTGCGCTACACCATAATTTTTAGCGTTCAAGTCTTGATAGTAATTTGTGTAACCTAAGCTTTCAAGGAAATCTAGCCACTTCCTAAAGTCAGGCATATTATCCTGACTATGTACTTGTGGCACGTTCTCCATGAATAAAATCTGTGGCAATTCTCCGTTGCTATCTCTGATTTCTGTTAGTATTCTCTCAACTTCCCACAACAGACCGCTTCTTGTACCGCTGCCCTTAGACATTCCGGCTTGTTTTCCGGCAACTGATAAATCCGTACAAGGGAATGAGTAAGTAAGTAAGTAAGTAAATGCATTTGTGTCGCAGATATTCAAATCTTCTGCATGAACCTTAGTTATATCCATTGTAGGAAAATCTGTGCCATGCACTGCGTTATAGCTTGCTATGGCATACTTATCAAACTCCACAACTCTGTAATGCTCAAATTTAGCGCCTATTCTCTTTAGTGCCATTGCCTGACTGCCGTAGCCGGCAAATAATTCTATCAAGCGGATAGGCTTTGTTATGCTAATTGGTTCTCTTGTGAAGTCAAATATGCTCATTTGATTATCACAAGAGTAATTGTCAAAATTCATTTTCTCTTACCAAAAGGAAACCTCGGTTTTATGTCGCGACAACCTATTCCTTTCTGATAAATTAATTAATGTTTAATATTTTCACTACACCACTGCTCTTGTATCTCATCATCGGTCTTATCTCGTCCGTGAATGTCGTACCATGCAAGCACTACCTCTGTCAGACCGATTATGCCGAATACTATCAGCGCAGTGTATACTACTGTTGTTATGCTGGTCATTCTGCATCTCTCCAGTCTAATTTTTGACCGCAATTCCAACAAAACATTGTATTCTGCCGTTCGTTCATGTATTTTTCTAAACATGCATTTCCACAAGTAGGACATGCATAAGCATATACTCTTATTAACATACCTCTGTACGAATCGGTTTTTCTCGGTTTCTTTGGGATTTGCTTTTCAAGTGCCTTAATCGCCATATCAATAGATTCTTGCAACATCACATAGCCACTTGTTGGCTTATTACTTTTAAGACATTCAATAGCTTCTGTCTCATTTTCTATAAGTCTTTCACTTTCTGTCATGTTATCCCTCGATTCCCGCAGTTTTGCTGTAAAGTCCTAGCTTTTTCATTTTTTTAAGAAAAAGCTTCATTTCATATCCTGTAAGGCCAACACAAGTGTTTCCAATCTTCTTTTCGTCCATCAAGTCTCTGTCATACGACTGTAAAATATGACGGCCTGAAGCTTTATGCCAAATGTCAACGCGCTGCCAATAATTGTACTTTGTATTGTAGCGTTCATATTGAGCACCATGCTTATCTTCACAGATTTTGTTGAATCCAATCTCTTTTAATTTTTCGTCTACGTTTTTAAATATTCTCATATTCTCTCCTATTCTGCTTCTGATTTAAGCCAATTTAATATACACTTCTTACATACCCCTACATTATCTGCATAAGGGCACTCGTCTATATGCATAACTTCAAGGCAACTATTAAATAATGTATCAGCTAACTCTTCATCCGACATATTCCTTATCCTGTCGGCATTGGTGTGTTTGCTATCACATCTGCAACAAGGCTCATTATCTCTTGAATTGCTGTTGCGCCGGCAGTTACAAGTGTGAACATCACCAATTCCACCTCTTAATTCAGCTAATTTGTTGCAAAAATGCCTGACATATTCATCTGTAAATTCGCCATACTGTCTTGTGGCTTTATCGAATGTATAAGTAGCATTCATTTCTGCCAATTTTTTTATCTGTTCTTTATTCATTTTCTCCGCCTCTCAGCCCTTTCAGTTTTGCTTCTGTTTCTGATTTTGCTAAGTCCATACCGGCAAGGCATCCACTTGCGTATGCTTCCTCGTAGCACCTATCTATTGCTTTGTAAAATTCATCACAAAACAATTCTGTGAGAGGGCATTCTGAACACTTGTAATTCTCGTGGTAGCATGAGGAGACAGTCCATCTTTGCTCGATTTATCGTAATCTGTATTCTGTTTAACGAATTTTCTAATGCTATCAGAAACAAGTTGCCTGTCTTTCGTGAAGAATATCTGTTGATTCGCAAGCTCCCAACAAATTCTATCTGCCGTATTCTTACAGATATTTATCTCGTGATTCGTTCGCTTATATACCTCTCCTGTTATGTCTGATATAATGCTTTTCTTAAAGCCAAAGGGTGTTGTAATAAACTCGGGGATATATTTATCCGGAAGAATTCTCATAACTATAGGCGAGAAAAGCCATGAATTTTTAAAATCGCAAATAACCTCTCCTGTGTAATCTCCCTTGATTCCAATCAAACTGCTATAACTCATACTGTTTCCTCCTTTCCGCCTTGCTTTACAATCTCAATTGCATCTTTCAGCACTTCAACCGCTTTTCTTTGCTGAAATTCTTCTGTTATCGTTCCATTTTTCTTTTCATATTCTATACAACACTCATGCGTCTGTATCTTCTTTTCCAACTGCTCCACAACCTTGTCTACATCGTAAGCGGTCGGGTATTCTTCTAGTAAATGCAATACTGCATTTGTATTTACTAAAGTTCCATTGCTTAAAGTAACCGATTTTAAATCTTTCTTTAGTGCATCTGCATCAATTAGTCCCATTCTTTGCTCCTTTCCCGTAATCCGGCATGTGCTTAAATCTCTCATATGCCTTATCGTCTCTGCGTTTTTCCATGTAGGCTTTCTGCCTATCGTCTCTCATCTGCTTTATATGAGCATTTTGAGTACTGTCGTTATCCCATGCGTAAGTCATTAATCAATCACCTTTATGTACCTTTCATCAACGTAATTAACTTCATCAGCAAGGCATTGCGCCACCTTTGGTAATGTCAGACCGAATTGATTAAATTTATACAACGTGTCGATTAAGTCCCTAAATTCTGCGATAAACTCTTCAATTTCTCTAACCGACAATTTAAACATCAGCTTAAGTGCCGTACACGCTAAAGCCATGTAACTGTATGCCGTATCATTTAAAAGCTGTCTCGTGTCATTTATTGTAAGTGGATTATTCCTTTGGTAAATCCTAATCAACTGTTGCATTGGGATTAAATTAATCTCTTTTTGCACATCAATGCCGTATCTCACTTTCAAAAGTTCGGCAAGCGTTTCGGTTTTCATTTCATTTTCAGTCTGTGCCCTTTCAAGGTACTCATTTATGGTTCTTTCAAGCCTTACAATGCGCTTATTACCAAATCCATGGTGCAAATACAATACATAATAGCCTAAATCCATAAAGTCTGTGAAAGACCGCCTTACGAGCTTTCTGCGGTTATTGCTGTTTTTCAGCGTAACTTTTTCGCACTTTGTCCATGTAAAATCCGGCTCTTTGTGCTTTTTCTTTGGTTTCAGTTTGTTGCTCATATTTCTTCATTCTTTCTTCAAGTTCTCGTTTTGCCCTGATAAAACAGGCTTCTGTAGTTTCTTCTGCGACTTTTACAAGCTCTTTACCGCGCCACCGGATAGTTATTTTCGCTTCTTTGCTGTTTGTTTTGTAAATCATTTGCAAGTCATATTTCCTTTGCAGTGGTCGGTAAAAATCGTAAAAATCTTTCAAGGTGTCCATTGCGGACTCCTTTCTTTCATCTTCTGCCGTGCCAAGTTTGCCTTTTCACAAGTCGCATTCTTAACGTTTTGCTGATAGTGTTTTTCGCAGACCTTATATCCGGGTTTTACCGGATTATCGCAGAAAAAACATAGTCCTTGTTCATATCTGCCGGTTCTTTCAGGCATTTTAACGTGCGCTCTTCTCATTGTTTCCCGACAAAATGTGCAAGTGGTATGCCCCGGGTCTGCTTTCCTTTTGCGACAGCGTGTGCATATGCCATTTTCCTTGTCTTTTTCGTATCGTGCTTTTCGCCATGCCTTTTGTCGCTCATTGTATTTTTTTACATCAGCAGCACGTTTCTTTGACGCGGCTTCGGCTGATTTCGCCCTACACTCAATACAGCTTTTTTCGTCACCATACAGCAAGTTCTTGCCACATCTAGGGCAAACACCAACTGCCTGTAATTTTTTATAAAGCTCTCTGCCATATGCTGTGCGTTTGCTGTTACATGCCGTGCAAACCACACCTTCTCTATCAAGTGGTTTTCCACAAAGCACACAAAGGTTACTGGCTTTTCGTACTTCATATCTTTGCCTTGAATACTTGTCTTTTATCATTTTTCGCTAGGAGTAAAGCCGGCTTTAATTGTGCGCACAAACCTCTTTACCTCCTATCTTTTCATCTGCTCGATACGTTCCTTAATTTCTTTTGGCATTGGAATGCCTTTAATTGGCTTATTTTGGCTTTTATTATCTTCAAGCGATAATTTTATCGCCTGTTGATTTTTAGAGCCGATTTGAGCCGAATACGAGCTTTTATTGGCACTTTCAATCAATGCCTGTATATCCTTTGGCATTTTTTGATATTCCTTATCTCGATTAACAACCGTCCTGTAGGTTCTCATAAAGTTTGACTGTACTACGTTTTCAATACTCTTGCTGTCCGTCAATGCCCAGTTCCGTAAGTTGTCAGGACTTCCGACAGCCTTTTGTACGAGTGGTGGTAGCTTGTTAAATTCTTCAACTGCACCATAATAGCCATTTCGCAGTGCCCTGCTAACAAGGAACCATGCTTCCATTTCGTTAAGCTCCTGTGGGGATTGAACCTCATGCAGCTTGCTAATTAGCTGTCCGATGCTCGGTGCAAATCCGCTTGTATCGGAATGCACGCAAGCTTTCAATGCCATAGAAATTTGTTGGTAGCTGTATTCTTCCAACATCATATTCCACACATCTACTGTCTCGGATAAATTGCTCGGCTTGTAATTGGGGTAGCAATCACACATTATGCGAATGATTTTAACTGTTTCTTCTCTCGTCAAGCGTTACCACCCGCCTCTAACTTTAGCCGTCTTGACATCTCGTCAATCTCTTCCTCTTCTAAAATAGTAAAAGCATATAACTCCTTCATGGCTTTTACAGTATCGTCAACGGCTTCATTGTAACCAACTGCATATCCGTGGTTATATCCGGCTTGCCTGTTTTCATTCAACATCTGTGTTTGATTGTGCTTAAGCAACCTTGCCTCATCTTTGGTCAGCCACTTTATCCATTTACCGCACTTATTGCAATACAGACCTACTTGTGTACCTTTTTCCTCGATAAACCCATTCACAATTCCACATTTATTACAAGTTATTGTCATTTATTATCACTCCTTTACACATTGTCCCAATCAATGGTGCCTTTGTTAGCTGAATGTGGCTCATTGTCCTTTAGCGCAAACAAGCCTTGCCAACAATGGTCTACTGACTGATTAAGAATTTTAACGGCTAAATCATTATCACCCTTTGAAAGTCTCTCGATAGTGTTCATAGCTCGGTGTAATGCCATTTCGGTGCATATTGGCTTTTTTATTTTTTTCCTCATTGTCAGATATTCCTGAAAAGCACTCTCAAGCATTGCATCATCAGGGTAGTAGACAGTTTTCTTTTTAGATATTGATTTATCAATATCTTTTTCTTTTATATCCTTATCTTTACTATCCTTAACTATACTATTCTTATCTATACTTACCTTACCTATACTTTCCTTACCTACGGATACATCTTGTATACATTTTGTATCCATTTTGTTTACATCAAGCGTATATGCCTTATTTTTCTTTAACCCCAACATTGATTTTTCTTCAACATAATCAGTAGGTCTGTATCTGTCAGCTTGTATGTAATTGTGCATTTTCCAATGCTTAATCACAATTACACCACTTTCAAATAAGAGCACAAACGACTTTGCAAGCAATAGTTTAAAATCATCATCGGAAGCGCCACACATTCGCTGTATTTTCTTAGGATTATTAACAAATCCATCATCGTCAGCATTCATGGATAGGTGAAAGTAAAGCATTTGAGTACTGCTCGGCATATCGAGAAAAGCGTCACTTTCAGTTATTTTCTTAGCAAACATTCTACGTTCTGCCATTTAATTAATCTCCTATTTTCTTCAAGTTTCGGTTGATGTATTTTAATCTTTTCCCACGTGGTTTATATTGTTATACCTTTTTCTCAACGTGTTCTGCACCTTGTTCATACCCTTGAAGCCACCGACAATAAAAGCTATCTCTGCTCTATTTTCCGTTGCCTTTGTTTCTGCTTCCATATCGTGTAGTCCGTACTCTACTTGAATAATTTCATTTGCAGTAATTCTTTTCAGAATTTCTTCACATTTCTTTTTACTTAAAATCTTCATTCCGAATCACCTCGCTTTTAGGCTAAATAATAACCTTTGCTCTTTGCCTCTGCATAATCATCTTCTGTAAGCAAAACTTCTTTCTGAATCTCTTTGTTGCCATAACAATCGACATCACATACAACCTTGAAAAATAGCATTCCATTCTTCTCGATAGCTTCTTCGTGAGTTATATTTGTTACATAGTGTTCAAGTAAATTCATTCCGAATCACCTACTTTCTTTGAGTTTTAGTTAATTAAACCCTTTATATGCTTTTTAGCTCTTTCAAATAGCTTATCGTGAATGTAGGTCTTGATATCGTTGTAACAATCTTCGCATACGTCACTTATCACTGTCTTTTCATTAACATCGGGATAGCCTCTTTCTACGTAATCACCAGGGTAAATATCGAAACCTGTTATTTTATAACAATTGCTACAAAATTTGCCACAAACATCACATTTGTATGCTTTACTCATTCTGAACCACCCACTTTCAATAAATCCATAAACTTTTCATACTGTTTCTGCGATATTTTGTTGCACTTCTTATCGTCTCTAATTTCGATTTTAAGGTGCTTTTCTGCGATAGACGATAATTCCCTCGCTAACACCTTTTTGCCTTGCTGTATGCCGTCTCTGTAGCCTTTAGAGGGTTTAAATTCATTTATCTTCTCTTTCCCCTCTCCTTGACCGCCAGCCGTCTTGTTATATCTGCACTGATAACCTCTTTTTGTGTATTCCAAAATCCAATATTGCTCCATTTCGTCAAGCTTGTCTTTCGGATAGTACATAACATTCAACTTCCAACCATAAGGATTTTTTTCACTATAAAATCCTCTTTTCTTGATTGATAAATCTATGTGCTGATAGCCTGTCAAGTGCGATATACTGCGTTCTAAGCAATCTACGCTTTGACCGATATAAAAGTACGATATTCCGTTTTCATCAGTTCTAGTGTAGAAGTAAATACCACTTTGATTCTTCATATCGGGGCAAGCGTTTAATATGCGTTCTCTGTTCTTACTTTTTATGGCATATAATTGTTTATAATTTACACTTGGCATTTCTCTTACCTCCTAATATCTAAATCTCGTAATATTAGTATCGTCAGACCAACAGCTAAATGTTTTATTTTCACCGTATGCTTTGACGCTTACTGTAGCTCCGTCCATTCCATCAGCGATAAAATCATCATTGTAATTGGTAGAGTAAAATGATGTATGTGTTGTATCGTATTCTTTCCACGTTCCATCGGCTTTTGCGATACGCACTCTGTAAGACGTAGCATTTTCTACTTTCGTCCACTTGACTGCTACGTGACTGTAGTTAAAATACCTTAATGCACTCTTGTAGTAAGATGCATACTCCACTGTCGGTGTACCGAGAATGCATTTCTCGAGCCAATTTTTTACGGCGTTGTTGATGGCTTCTTCTAAAGCACCGCCCGGTTGAAAATTAATATCTGGGATTTTAACAGACGGCGGATTAAGTGGTGGTGTACAGGCTGATACTGGTACAGCATTAAAACCCGCCATTGCAATCACCATAGCTATTATTGTTCTTTTTATTGTTCTTTTCATTGTTTTATTCTCCTTTAGTTTGTTTGCATCAATTAATTTCATACTTCCACCTCTTTAATTAAATGGTAATTCCCCGTCAATACCATCAGGAATTGACATAAAGCCATCATCGGGTTTTGGCTGTGGCTCTGCGCTGCTGCCACTTGAATTTTTACTATCGCAAAATTCCAACTTAGATATGTTGCAATCATTGGTGTAGACTGTGTTTCCGTCTTTATTTTTGTAACTGCCTGTAGTCCACTCACCGATAACTGCTATCTTTGAACCTTTAAATACGTGCTTTTCGACTGTTTCAGCAATCTTGCCAAAAGCCACGCAGTTAATGAAATTTGCCTTATCGTCTTTCTTCTTAAAATTCTTGTCAACGGCAAGTGTAAATCTTGCTATTGCCATTGCATTTTCACCCTGTGTGTATCTAATATCCGGGTCTCTAGTTAATCTGCCGATTAATGTTACAATATTCATTATTTTTCCTCACTTTCTAATAACTCTTTATTGTCAAAAATGTTGCCGATAACTTCAATTTCAAAACCCTTAAAACTCCATAAATCCCACTTGACGCCGATTGAAAATATATCTGATTTTACGCAAATCCAAGAGAACTGATAATAGTTATTCTGCCAAAAGGCTTTATAACAATTACCATGTTTATCTCTGACAATATCATTCTCCCAAATCAGTTTACCTGTCTCGTCTTTCAAGCCTGTGCATTGGCAGATTGTAGATGGGTTAACTCTGTACCAATTTTCAAATCCAAGGTTTCCGTAACCCTGTCCAATATGTTTTGTAAACATATTACTATTCTTGACAGGAATTATAATTGATTCCCATCCATCTGTTGCATCACAGCTTTGAATAAGATTACCTTGCACCCATTCTCCATTATCAAGCCTTTTGGCTTTGAATAAGTATCTATCTTCCATATTCTCTCCTATTCCGCTTCTGATTGAAGCCAATCTAAAATACATTTCTTGCACGTCCCTACATTATCTGTGTAAGGGCACTCGTTTATGTGCATAACTTCAAGACAGCTATCAAATAATACATCCGCTAACTCTTCATCCGACATATTCCTTATCCTGTCGGCATTGGTTGCTTTCACATAAACAAGTTCAAAACACTCATCACGCCATTTCAATACATTATCAATATTGAATGAACTGTAACCTACCTGGTAATAATCTTCGCCAACTTTTTTGTACTTGATTTCGTAATATGGATTGTTGTCTATCATTCTTACGATAATTTCCAGAGATGTAACTTTGTTTTTTGTATCATCATTTTCTGAAACTTTGCTATCACATCTGCAACAAGACTCATTACCTCTTGAATTACTGTTGCGCTGGCAGTTGCAGTTATTGTTACTATCCTGTATTTTCTGCTCATTAACCGCCTGTATTACCCATGCTTTTTCAATTAATCCCATTTCAGATGGAATTTTTAATAATTCATTCTTTAGCCTTGACTTACTAATTAAATCATTCATTTTCTCTACCTCTCAATTCTTTTAAACATTTCTTGCGCTCCTGTCTAAACTTCTTGGAATACTTAGTTAAAATTTCTTTGATGGCTATTTCGTTGATTTGTGACTGCCCTATTGGGTCAACAACATATCGATTTTCTAATAACAAGTATTGAATAATAAAATGACGAAACTCTGCATCACTCATTCCAACACCATAGATATTTTCTTTATCTTTTCTTGCTGAATATTTCTCTTTGAAAAACTCACTAATTGTCATTCTACACCTCTCAATTCTTTCAGCCTCGCTTCTGCTTTTTCCTCTGTGGAAAAATACTTGCAATTTTCCTTGTCAATATCCTCAATCTCGTATATCGCAAGTTCTCTTATAGGTCTTTTCATAACCATTGCATACTTGGGATTGTTTATATCAACAATGAAATACACATCTTTGCAAGGCAATTTAACAAGTTTTCCCTGTTCCTCTAAGTCCTCATAGGCTTTCAGTGTTTCTCTTAAATTTGCCATAGCCCACAAATTACGATAGAATAGTGCAATTAGACCACGGACATCCGAAAATGTGTCTATTGCCAAGTTGTCTAATATTTCCTCGTCAAACTCCGTGTTGCTTATTGGCATTTCATCTTTTGCTAGTGTGGCCATAAGGTTCCTCGCAAAATCTCGTGCGTCCATGTCCATCTCGTAATCTCTATACCTTGCGTTACGTTTATCATCTGCATAACAGCTATTATGTGCCAGCTCAATCATTGACATATCAGATGCTTCTTTGTTACTTGTTAATCTCTCCATTACTGCTCCTTTCTAAAATGGGCACTCATTAGGATTTAATCCCAACCCTTATAAAGACTTTCAGATACTTCAATCGCTCTGCTATCTAACTCATTTAAAGCCCTAATCAGCTTTAATTTTGTTTCTCTGCAAGGGAAATATCCGTACTTTGCATATCTCAACATTCTCTCAAATGTACTCATAGGAAATGGAATTTTATCATCAATGACAAGCCTTTTAAGATGTAAATGTTCAAAAAACTTATCATCATATATAACCCTGTATTCAATATGAGTTTCAGCCTTATCACCATTATCAAAAGGCATCTCTTCTACTTCTGCCCCTGTTTCATCTTCAACCTCTGCTTTGTAGTAGGCAAATTTAGTGATAGAAAAATCAAATTGACTTATAATTTCCTTTGCTGTTCCATAGATTTTACTGATTAGCTCAAGCCTTATTCCTGTTTCTTTGTGAACATAAGCCTTTACATTGTCGTTTTCATATAAAAACTTATACTCGGCTTCATCTTCTGAAACAGTATCTTCCATTGTTCCATCAGTATATCCGGCTGTCATGCTATCAAAGTAATCAACTGCTTCCTCTCTGTCTCCCTCGTGTTGAAAGAATATATCAAGGTCTTTCACTTTCTCTTGATTAAAAATATTTTTGAAGCAACCGCCACATATAAACCCTTTATGCCCTTCCATAAATTTATCAAGCCAATTTAACATCCAGTAGTTATCTCTATTTTCTCTAATCAAAACGGACATTCATCTCCTTTCCTTAAAACCCATTCCTTGTTGCGCTCCGCAACATCTACATTCGCCCCACAAGCGACTTTTTTCATCTTCTCGATGAAACTATCTCTATCAGAATTTTCACTTGATAGATGGCACATTATGACGTTCTGCAAGCTGTCTGAATAATTCGCCTTAACAAAATCGCAAGCCGTGTCAATGCTTAAGTGACCTCTGAATACGTGATTAGCTTTGCCTGTGTCTCTGTCGATTAAATCCTTGTCATAATTCACGCCTAAGAGAATGTGGTTTATGTCTTTAAACTTCCACTTGACAACCTCACAATCGGTTATGTAAAGCATTCTCCCCATTTCCTTGTGAGTAATCAGAAAGCCATATATCGGACAAGGTTCACCATTTGCATTTGTGTGCGTCCAATTTCCGTCTATTGTTGTCAGGTCAAATGCCTTAACTTTAAAACCGCCAAATGGTATCGTGTGATAACGATGTATGCCCTCGTGTTGTGCGTATTGTATATATGGTGTATAAATTGGTATTCCCATTGATTTAAAATCGTTCAATGACCTTGAATGGTCGTCAATAATGCTCGTGTGAAATAAGGCAACCTACTATATTTTTTACATTCCAATCACACATCTTTTTTATGCCTTTAATTCCCATTCCCACATCAAGAATAAGTGTTTCGTTTTGTGACATAAGAGCGTAAGAATTTCCTTTACTTCCAGTTCCGCAACATTTCAATTTGAGCATTACATCACCTCGCTTTCATCTGCAAGTTTCCAAATATATCCGCCCGCCTGTTTTCTAATGCTGCCTTTATTATTAAAAGGTTCTTTATTGGCTACTTGTAAAATATTTCTCCGACATATTCCTGTCATCCTACTTGCAACTTCTCCATTTACATATGTAGCGAGTAATACTCCATCCCTAGTGTATTGACATATTTTTCTCGGTTTCTCATATTTGTTATAATTAACAATTCCTGTAACCACTTGCGGATGTGTTTTTTCCGTTTCTTTTCTGTGCCTCTTTGGATGAATATATTCCAAATTTGAAACGATATTGTTTTGCTTATTTCCGTCTTTGTGGTGTACTTGATATCCTCGCGGTCTGTCTCCTATAAAATGTTCTGAAACCAATTGATGTATTGCTATTGACTTCTTTTTGCCAGTTACAGAATTTCTTAAAACAATGCGAAGATAATCTCCTGCTGCATTTTGATTTGATAGAATATATCCGCCCTCTGTCTTTTTAAAACTCTTTACTCTTCCGTAATTGGAAATCTGATATTGCCCCTCAAAGCCTTTTATCCACTTCCATTCTTCTTCCATTCGCACTCACACCTCGATTTCATCATCCTGTGGGAACTGAAAAACAATATTTCTATGGTAAATTCCATGTGTAAATTCTATGGCTTCATTTATCCATGCTTCCCTCAACATTTCCATAGCCTTAATTGCCTTTGCTTTGGTGGAATATTCAGCCAACTTTGTGCCATTCGGTGATGATAAATTGTGGCAATAGATATATGCTACTTCTACATCTTCATATTTCCCACTAGCTACAGATAATGAAAAATAATCATAAGGAACATCTATTTTTCCGTCCTGTGAAATTACTCTCATATCAGTCCTCCTCACTCTGCATGAACGGCGGCAGTTCCTCTGACTGCTTGTCGGCTGTGTCTGTAGGCTCTACATCAATTATGTCGCTCTCGTTAAAATCTACGCTATTTGCGTTTTCTTTGATTTCATCAGCAACAACCTTTTCTGTATCAAGTTTTACATCTGATACATTTTGAAATTCCTCTTGTGCATATAAACCTTGAAATCTATCTGGAAACGCTTCTCTTAAGGCCTGCACAACAGCTACTTTTCTAATCATTGTGGCTGGCTTTTTCGCCCATTGGCTGTTAAGCGAACCATCTTTTTTTCTTCCTGCATACTCATCAAAACCTACCGACTGATACTCGTCCTCTTTTCCGTCAATAAAGATTTTCGCCCAGCCACCTACGATAGTTTCGTTAGGTAAAACCATTGTTCCCTCTCGCTCTTCAACAGCTCCGTCCTTTTTAATTACAATAATTCCTGCTTTCTTTCCCTTATATCGTGGGTCCGCATTGGCTCTCTTTGTAAAAACGTCTTTCCCAGTAACTATTGTGGCTGGGTCGTTGCTTCCATACTTAATAAGGTATGCTTCTCTCAAAAACGGATTTAAGTGCTGGTATCTGCATAATGACATAAACATCATTACTTCTCCGTCAGATACATTGCCACCGCCACTTACAAGGTATCTTTTTATCATTGTTGGAGAAATTTTTACCATTTCCCCATTTGATTCATACTCAACTATCTGTGTATTCTCTGCCATAATTAATCCTCCTAAATCTCATTGAAAACCTGAACTGCAAACAGTTCATTAGGTGTCTGCTTGAATAGAACTCCGTCAGATATGACTGTATACATATATCCGTCATACTTAAGTTCTACGGTATGTTTCTTACCGCCCATGTAATAATTTCTCTTCTTAATACTCATTGCTATACCTCCTATAATCCAAGTAACTTTTTAATCACTTCTCTCATTCTCTCGGTTTCACCACTCAACTGCTTCTCGCTTTTATCAGCAAGTCTAATCACTATTTTGTACTCTTCCTCTGAAACTGTCTCTTTAAGCGCACGTAAAACAGTAACCGCCTCTGCCATAACATGGCTTTTTATACCTATAAATGTAACTTCTCCGTCTTTTGCTTTAATCATTTCTGTTCCTCACTTTCTTCAAACTCTTTCAACTGTTCTGCTAACTTCTTACACTCTTCTGCTACATATTCTTCTGTGCGAACTATCGTGCCGTCAATGCGAAATCTATCTTCACACTCAATCTGCATAGCAAGGCGCTCTCTGTAATTAGGAAATCTCTCATAAGCGAGTTCAAGTTCTTTTGCGTCATCGCAATGTGCGCAATCAAATCCAAACCACCATAAATCACTTTCTATTGGATAGTTTGAATTTTCTCCGCCATCCGCAAAGGTAATACCGCCGTGGCATTGAAAATATGCTTCAATTCGTATTCTTTCGTCTTCATCAAGGCAAGCTCCAAGCAAAGGAAAAATACCGCTTATTTTTCGGTCTCCAACATCCGCTTTCTTAATTTCAAGATAGTCTGAATACTCTTTACCATATAAAGGGTGGCTTTTAGGAATGCCTACATATCCGCACCTATGCCCCATCACATTGAATGTAACGACACATTTATATCCTGCGTGTTCAAACTCTTGTTCTACAACATATCTATCATTCGCCATATCACACCGCCTCAATCACAAGCTCTTTGTCCTGTGTGTGCTTTAACAAGATTAGCTGATTATCAATCTGTGGTATTCTCCAATCGTCAACGCTCTCTGTATCATCAATGATAATCGGGAAATTAACGTTTGCCACTTTCTGAAAAGCTCGGCACACGTCAACCTCAACTAACATTCTTGCACCATGGTTGAGATTTCTTGCATATGCTTCGCCGTTGTAAACAAAGTCGCAGCACTCCTCGGTATCACCATTTAAGAGCGGTCTAAACAGCTTTGCTGTGGCAAAATCCAAGTACTTATTGACGTCAGCCTGTAAGAGTTCGTTTCTCTTACGTGTAAACTCTTTCAGCAAATCAAGTTTTCTCTCCCAATCGGCAATTTCTTGATTGAGGTCGGTTCTCTTTGTTTCAAGGTCAGCTATACTATCGTCTATACGCTTGTTATTTGCTACACCAAGCTCAATCTTGGTGTTGACTGATGAAACTTGCCTTAACAGTTCGTTTCGCTCGTTTTTAAGCTTTCTGATAAGCTCCGATGTATCATTTTCATCTGCAAGAGCTTTCTCTTTTTCCTCGATTTTAGCTTTAAGTGCCTGATACTCACTGTTACCTGTCATATCAACATCATTAGGTGCCATTCCAAGCTCTTTAGCGATGTTATCACGTTCAAACTTGTCAGCAACAGTATCACGCTTTTCTGCCAGCTCCTTAAGTTCTGCTTCAAGGTCAGCTATTTCTTTCTTCTTATCCTCAATAGCCTGTTTAAGTTCCTTGCTATCGTTTGACAGTGCATCTCCCTTATCTTCAAGCTCTTTAAGCTTCTTCAATTTTTTATCACTAAAATCAGTTCTCAAACTCTCTATTGTATCTTCCGGCAATCTCTGACCGCACATCGGGCAATTAACACTGCTTTCATCAAAGGAAAGTGCCTTTGTTTTTTTCCAGTCAGCACGTACCTTTTCTAAGTCTCTTGCGCAATCTTCAATCTCTCTTTCGGAGTTTTTAATGCCTATCTTTCCGGTCCTTATCATCGACTCTGTTTTGCGGATTGAAACATCGAAGCCGTCAATCTGCAACTGTAGCTCCATGCGTTTTTTCTGATTGTCAGCATTGGCTTTTCTTTCCATATCAGAAAGCTCAAATTTAAGGTTCATAATGTCCTCTGTAGCTTTCTGCTTACATTCTAAAATCTTGTTATAGTCGGACAGCTTATCTTCAATTTCCTTAAGCTGTGGCTCGTATGTTTTCTTTTCAAGTTCAAGCTCTGCAAGGTCTGTATACTCATTGGTGGAATGGATTGTATCAATCCTTGTTGAGATTTCGTCTCTTTCCTTAACAAGTCCTTTTGAGCCATTCCTACCGCCGGTGCCGTTTAGCTTGCCACGACATACTTTTTTGAGCTGGTCTACGTCCCCATCGTCAAACATTGGCTTAAGCTCGGCAAATTGTGGAAACATATCGCAGATTTCTTCATCAGTATGTGTGCCAAAATAGCTTGCAAGTGCTAATCTCTGCTCTGCCTGTGACTTGTTGAGCAATGTCATGGCATTTAAACAGAATGGTAATACTCCAAGCTCTGCCATGTTGTCATTGATGTACTGATTGTAGTCAGCCATCTTGTACGGCACATCATTGATTGAGTAATCAGTAACACTGCCTGTAATCTCGCCTTTTTTGTTGCGTTTCTGTCTTGTAACCTTTTTCAGAGTCTTTGCTTTTCCGTCAATCTCAAAGGTAACAGCTCTCACAATGTCAACATCGTCAATCTCAACTCCGTTTTCATCATGCGGTCTTATGCCTGTAATCTCTCTGTCGTTCTCGTCATGGCAATTCAGCACATCAAGAATAATTCTCTTAACTGTCGATTTGCCGACTTCATTTTGACCGGATAACACAGTTTTCATTGAAAAATCTGCGTCTAATGTGTTTTTGCCATAGAATTTACAAAAATTCTGTGCAAAAATGTGTGTAATCTTCATTGCATTTCCTCTCTTTCTATTATTTGTTTATGGTTTTTAGAATCAAATTTCCGTGCAGGCTTGATTTTTTAACTACTCTTAAGTATGAGTCCGACTCCGATACAAAAAGCCACTCACTAGCCACGTAATGAGCTTTGTTGAGCAATAGCTTCTGCTCTCTTGTTAATGGCTTCAATCGGTATCTTGTATCACCCAGCCTAATCCGTCTTACATTGTCGCTCATTTAGTTTCTCCATTTCTTTATCCAACAGCGCTTGAAAGTCAAATGATTTGTCTTTGTGCCGTTTAGCTCGATATAATTCTTGTAGGTAATCGTTAACACTCTGACGCTTCAATTGGCTACCAATCGCAGTAGATGTCAAGATTTCCATTTCCGCTACCCTCGTCATATACAATCCCTTGTATGCCAATAGGAGTATCAACTACAGTTCCGTGTGGTAAATCGTCACTTGCAATTACAACGTATTCGTTTTCATCAACTACAAGCCCATGCTCGTTTAGATGTCTGCCCGGAATATTTAGACCGCCTCCAGGTAACACTCTCTGTGAGTACCACGTATAAGTGTAATTGCCGTATCGGACTCGCCCTAGCTTCTTAAACCGGCTACAACTGTATTTCTTACGGCAAGTCGGAACTGTTGGCTCTTCATATGCCTGCTCAACTACAACCGGCTCATTCTGAATTACTGTTGGCTCAACCTTTCCAAGCATTACGCTATTTAAATAGGAAGAAACTCCGGCTGTCAGTTCAACTTTGCTATCTGCTTTCGTTGCTATTGGCTTTAAGGTCATAGTTCCAATTATTGAAATTGATAACATCAATATCAGGCTTCTTTTTCTCATGCGGTTCGCCCTCCTCTATGAGACATATTGCAATCAGTATCAGCCAAAATACTGTTACGATTGCTCCGACGATAATACTTGCTGTCTTAATTCCGTATGCCACAGACAGCCCAAGAAAAAACGCAAATGCTAATGCTCCGAAAATCGAATAGCCACAACCGGTGTAAAACTTCTCTTTTAAAGTTCTTTTTCTCATACAATCACCTCACTATGCAAAACTCTGTTGAGCGTTTGCATCCTGAATAAGCTCATCAAGATACTTAGGCACGACATAGCAATCAATAAACTCGTGCACATCGTCTATATACTTTCTCTTGATACTCTTATAAGTAGATACACAACCATACTCACGCTTTAACTGTGTCCATATATCAGAGAATGTCTTATGTCTGATACTGTTATCCCTGTATGCTTCACTCTGCTTGCCACCAAGGATATTTACAACTCTGCGCTTAACATGCTGTTGTATCTCGTCAATATCGCAACTGTAAAGTGGTACGTTTTCCTTAAGCTCACTCACATCGTCTTTGATGTCGTTTACTTTCTGCTCCAATTCTGTGTAGCCCTGTGCCAAAAGCTGTATCTGACCGCCTGTTGTCTTTGGCATACCATAACTGCCTGTTTTTCTGATTGACGGAAGTACCTCATCCATTACCCACCGCTCAAATTTCTCTGCGCTAGGCAATTTTGATTTCATAATAAGTCGGTATAAATCACCCTCATTTATGTATGACATAGACTGTACTCCACTAGATGTAGGGGTGTCGCGTTTCACGACTCCCTTGCAATGCCTAGAAACTGCATCCCTCGGTGTCGCATACCCAAGTGCGGTTGCCACATCTGTTGCTACGAAATATGGCTTTCCGTCAATTTCTGTCATTCGGACTTCTCCGAACTCTTCATTGTTGAAAATTTGTAAATCGTTCATGTTTTCTCCTTTCTACTCGATAAAATAAGAAACTTCTACGCCAAAATAATTAGCAATCTTAATTAGCTTGTCTGTTTTTGGCATTGATTTTCCTGACTTCCAATCCGAAAAAGTACTCCGTGCCATTCCAAGCTCTTCCGACAGTTTGTAAAACGAAACGTTTCTAGCTTTTATGAGCGTGTCAAGTTTTTTAAAACTCGCCTGTCGTTTTTTCTTATTCAATTTCCCATCTCCTTTCTTGACAATAGTTAGGAAATCCGTTACTATAAAAAGCGCTATATTAGGCAAAATACGCTAGGAGGAAAAACCTTGAAAGCAATTTTGATTTTGCCTGTTCCATATTTGCGAGGTCGCATTTAAAATGTAGCAATCGGTGTAGCGCATTTTGGACAGTAAAGCTCGGCAAAAAATCATGGCTGGCATGTCGGCAATATGCCGTGCTACGCTAGATACTCCTCTCAATCCGTCAGCTAATGGCGATTAAACTGCTGAACTTAAACTGCATAAGTGACGGAACATTTAAAGAAGCATTGTGTAGTACCAATGCGTTGAAAGACTTCAAAATGTATATGGTATAAAAAATATTGGAGGTCACTATGCAATACAAACCAAATTACCCAAATATGGATAAATTATTTCCGCAACACAAAATTCCTAAAATTGAATCACCTACATATGAAAAAGACAAATCTCCATACGAGCTTTTAGAAAGTCAGTCTGCTTATCTCGAAAAGACAAGCAAGGAACTTCACGATATGGCTCAATCCGCTAAATCTCAAGCTGATTCCGCAAAAGAGATTGCTGAAAGTTCTAAAACGCAAGCTGATATTGCATTGGAAACATCGGGCAAGGCAGATGTTAAAGGTTGGATTTCTGTGGCTGTTTCTATCATCTGTGCTTTAATGGAATTTGCTGTACATCATTCAGAAATAATTGATTTTGTCAAAGCTTTGGCAAAATAAAATGGCAAAAAATCTGAAACAGCAAAACAAATATTGAAAGCACTAATGCTACATCTGAAACAGATGGTTTTTTCATTTTTGCTCCTTTCTTTCTAATCCACGAAACTTTCAACCGGTTCATCAAGATAGCTTGCAATTTTAATCATGGTGTCTAATTTTGGCTTGCTTTTATCTCTCTTCCAATCTGAAAGCAACATAGGTGAAAAGTTCAAGTCTGTTGCTACTCGGTATGATGTGATACCCTTTTTCTTCAAAATTTGCTCAAATCTCGAATATGATTGAGCATATTTCTTAGAATTATTCATTTTTTACGCTCCTTTCCTTAAAAATATATTGATTTTATTAAGGAAATCCGTTATAATGAAACTTACCAAGACAACAAAATAACAAAATTAAAACCTAGGTTTTAAGGCTTTCCTTAATCTAGGTCTAGTATATTATGGTTTTCTTTAATTGTCAAGCATTATTTTAAAGTTTTCCATAATAATTTATGAGGGATTTTTTATGTATGAACATTATCAGAAATTACTAGACGAAAAAGGCTTGAAAAATGCCGATGTTTCAAGAGCTACAGGCATTTCAAACATGACTCTATCTGATTGGAAAAGAGGAAAGAGCGAGCCAAAAACTAAAAATATGCAGAAAATTGCCGATTTTTTAGGAACTACCTTATCATATCTAGTTACAGGTGAAGAAAGTAACCCTATATTTGAACAAGCAAATACAGATTATGACCTTTCAAATATAGACAGTAAGCTCAAGGACTATGTATTTAAGTTATCTAAATTGTCGGATAAAGAACAAGAAAATATTATGAATTTAATAGATATGATGTATGAAAATACTCAAAATAAATCAAATTAATAAGAAAGGTGGTATTTTATTATGAGTAAAACTGTTAAATGTCCTAAATGGGGTTGTGATGGTGTTGGCATACCTGTTGATACCAAGAAAAAATTCTCATTCGGTAAAGCACTTGTTGGCAACACAGTAGGCGGTCTCTTCGGACCTGTCGGTGCCGTTGTCGGTACTGCTACCGGAATTAAAGGCAAGAATGGCAAAACAAAGTTTGTGTGCTCAAAGTGCGGTAATGTTTGGGAAAAGAAAATATAATTACCAAGGCAGAGCTTTTACTCTGCCTCTATTTTTCCCTTAATAAATATGTACAAGTACAATAACAGGTCTTTATCTTCCAAGCCCTCAATCATTTTAATTATTTCTTCCTTATATTCCATACAATACCACCTCCGATACATCAATTATAGAACATTTGTTCTTAAACGTCAATATTAGGGCGGCAGAAAAATCCACCGCCCTACCGAAACTTGAAGAGTTCTCTTATTGAGAACATCATCACTGTAGCACTTTAAAGTGTTTTATTTTGTCGAATATTGACAACATGGACTGTAAAGAATAGATATATTACTACATAATTAATTCCCCCAATAAAATATTACATATTGAACTCTACAACTCATATTCCCTTGTACTATATCTTTAAAAACTACATACCAATTATTATTTAATATACTTACACCTTCTAAGTGAGAAGGAAAAGCCTTTCCGTCACCATTACTTATTAATATAGCAATATCATTAACAGAGAAACTTTCTAACCCAAACATGTTTTTGACTTGTTCTAAGGTAAATAACACAAATGAATTATTACCCGATTTCACTTCTTTTACTATAGTGCCAGCTTTAATTTTTATACCATCTAAATTAATTTTAAAATCCGTCTTTAAATTGCCTAAACTCTGGTTTAATTCACCATATTTGTCATTCAAAATCTTACCTTGGCTCGCATCTAATGCACTGCCAGTGGTAGTAGTCGTGAGATTGTTCGCTAAATCTTTAAAAGCAAAGCTTTTCAAATCAGCGAACCACTTCTTAATTTTCTTGAAGCCGACCGACACTTTTTCGCCAGAAACAAGATTTGCTCTAGTTGTTGCATCGGCAAAAGTAACTGTTGTATCGCTTATATTTCCATCTTCTGCAACCGCTCCGATATTGGTAGGGTTTATGTTTACATTTCCTCTGCGATAATAAGCTTCTTTTGCGCCTTTTACTCCTGTTACCGGTGTGCCGGCAAGCACATCCCAATATCTGTCGATTGTCAGATATACATTACTGCCGGAGGGGATTATATTACCAGCCCCCTCTTTAAAATCTGTGGTCGTAGTAAATTGGTCGGCTATATTGTACATATCACCGGAAGTAGCATTCGCTGTGTTCGGTAAGTCGGCAAAGTTAATTGTTCCAAGAGGTCTTAATGTCCCACTTAAGCTCTCAGATATTTCTTTAACTTGCTCTGCGTATTTTTGCGCTTCCGACTCGCTCTTTGCAGAGTTAGTCTCACTTGTCTTAGCATTGGTTTCAGAAGCCTTGGCTTTTGCTTCGCTTGCCTTAGCCTGACTTGCAAAAGTTGACGCACTGGTAGCAGAAGCCTTGGCATTAGTTTCACCGGTCTTTGCGTTAGCTGCGCTTGTAGATGCATTAGTCTCTGATTTCTTAGCATTAGTTTCACTGGTCTTAGAATTTGTTTCGCTTGCCTTGGCGTTACTTGCAGAAGTTGATGCGTTGGCCTCACTTGTCTTAGCCTTTGTCTCACTGGCCTTGGCATTGGTTTCACTAATCTTTGCTTTTGCAGCCGAGTTTGACGCATTGGTTTCACTGGTCTTAGCTTTTGTTTCGCTTGCCTTAGCATCGCTTGCAGAGGCAGCTGATTCTCGAGCTTTGCTTGTGGCAAGTTCTGCTGATTCTTGAGCCTTTTCTACCGATTCTGCCATGCCGTCAAGATAGCTCTGAATAAGTCTTTGAATTTCAGTGTTAAAATCCTCAACAGTTCCCATCCGCTTAACTATTCCGGGTGCGAAACACATCCATATCTGCTGTTTTTTCGTGTCGGAATCGGTCGATACCGCCCATTCTCCAGCTTTCATTTTTAAAGGGTCAAACTCCGCGTATGCCCCTCGTCTCATTTGAATTGCCATAAGCTACACCTCACTTTCATCAATGCCTAATTTCTGACACAATCTTAAAAACTTATCTTCCAATTCATCTATGTGTTTTTGCATTTTATCAATCTTCTGCTCGTCTCCGGCGAGCCTTAAGATTAGGAATTGCTCATAGTTCATGCCGTAGTATAGTGTATCATCATCCGATGTTGCTTTGTTTCGGAAAATCATATTAAGGTTTTCATTGGCATGTCCTTTATCCTTAAGATTCTTGATTATATCCTGTGCCATTGCTCCAAAATATAACGGCTTGTCTGAATATCCTTGTCTATTAAGATTGTATTGAAATAAATCGACCGAGCCTACTGCATCAATATAATCTTGATTAATTGCTTTAATATTCTTTTTTAAGTGTTTATCTGAGGAACTCCATACCCAAACAGTATCAACTTGGAAGCTCAAGGCGCTACCATTCCAGCCGCAATGATATGTATGCCCTGTTGCATCGCCACACATCGCATATCCTCTATCGGTTTCTCTAAATTTATCAGAGCCTATCTCTTGAGCATACATTGTCTGTGCACCTATAGTGCCTGTGGCTCCGTAAAGTGTAATCAAATTCTCATCATTTTTGACAATTCGCAAGACTGCGCCATTCATCCAAAGCTCATAATTGTTTCCTGAATTGTCAGTAGCCGTTAAATCAATCGTTGAATTACTTAAATTTCCGTTCAGTGCAATACTTCCACCGGACATATTAAAATTTGAAGCGGTTACTTTTCCACTACTGTCAACCGCAAAAACTCCGCTGCCAATATCAATTGTTCCGCCAACAATATTCTTGCCAGCAATTGTTGTTCCTGTGATGCCCTCTGCGTCAACTGAACCAGCCTTAACGCTAAGTGCATTTACATAGCTCGTAGTCACGGTGTCTTTTGTAATTTGTGTTGCTTTGTCCGAATCAATATATCCGGCACCATTCGTTAAATCGTTGGTGTCTGTTGGTATACTCGGCTTATTAGAGATATTATTCCATGATATATTAACTCCGTCAGCAAGCGTAATCCCCTTGTTGTCAAGCGTAATCAGGATTTTTCCGTTTGCGTCTTTGACATATTGCTTGCCGTTTGTGTTATCCTCACCGCCTAAAGTGAGTGTACCACCATGCGCCCAGTCAAAATTAATGCCGATAGCCGACATAATATTGAAAATAGCGTTTCCGTCTTTATCAACTCCGGCATTCCACGTTTTACCATAGTCACTTGATACAGCCATGCCATTAGCCGTCATTTTCCACTGTATGTTGCTCGAATTAAGGTCGGCTTTATTATGCATAATGTAAATAATTGAGCCATCCTCTTGCACCTGTTCAGTCTTAAAAAGTCCGAGCGATTGAGACATTAGCTGTGTCAGCAATTGCATTTGCTTATCATATACACTTAGTTTTGCCTGTGCAACTTCCCTAGCCTGTACGATAGCCTTTGTCTCATTGCTAAATTTATCAGCACTATTTCTTGAAGCATTTTCAGCATCGCATGAAATTTTTGTACCGCTTCCAACTGTAAATGCTCGGTTAGAAATAAAACAGCTATAGGTATTCTGCTTGCGGTCTGTCACAAGCGCCACATCTCCACTCTCAATCAGTGGGTTTGACAAGAGTGTAGCGTCAAGAGGTCTGAACCTCATGCCTCCGATTTTTTTGAAGATATAGTTTGCAACTGTCTGTGCCTTTTCTGCCGAAATAAACGGATTATCAGAGATTGAGACTACATATCCCTCTTTTCCGGCAAGAGCATTAACATCTTTTGTCTTGTCCTCTTTTGAGGTTACAGTTACCTTTACCCCGGTGATAACAACATCATCAGTCGCAACGTTCAAGTCTTTTTGCGTGTAAATATTGTGGTAATTTCTCGTTTCTGTAAATGTTCCACCATCAACGCTATCTCCACTTGAATAGTCGGTGAAATTTCCACCATTCAGTGTATCTCCGTCAGAGTATGGTGTAGTTTTTGTGCTAAAAGTTCCGCCATTGTAATTTTGGCTCCCAAACTGGCTCATATCATACCAACCGATAAGCAATTCGCCATCGTGACCGCACTTGCCCCACAATCCGCTCAACTGTAAGATGTAGGCTATTACCTGTCCATATGTGAGCTTTTGATTATCACTCGGTATCTCGTTAATCACGTAATCAGAGTTATCGAATCTTGCCATAGTAAAAGGTACATCGCACTTAATACAAGCGTCTCTGACTACCTCATACGCTGTCGTAGGGTAGCTTAAATTGCTGTCATACTCGCGATTGAAATTATTAATATTGTCAAGGCAAGTAAGCGTTATGAGTGAGCCGTCATAGCTTGTTTCGCTGACTCTATACTCACCGATTTTTAGTTTTTCACTTGTGCCGTCAGAAAAGCTTTTTGAAACATATGCTGTTACGCTTGCCTTATCAAAATCATACTTACTGTAATCTTCATAAATGTTATTCAGCTTAATTTTCAGTTTTCCGGCAACCAAAGCCCCGATTGTGAAAGTGCCATTGCTTGATGTTGAGTCATTAACCTCAAAGCCATTCGCCCACAGCTCGCTATCACTAACAGGGATTTTTTCACCACTTGCCGTAACTATGTCAGCAAAACAATTTACGTTTATATCATTATCGAGCATTACTGCTCTTTGCCACTTAGCCGATACGTTTAGCATTTAATCACCGCCTTATATTTCTATGAGGTCGAAACTCAATGTCTCATACCTCTTATTGTTGATAGTCCATATCTTGATAGGTGCGCTTCTATCACCTACATAGAATGTGCGTGTTTCATCAGTGCCACTCATAGCGTCAGGATATGTCACTCTGATATATTCGGGGTTTACCATTTGAAGTATCCTTGCTGTCCTAGCTGTGTCTGTACCACTCCACGACAATTTAAGCTGTCGTTTCTGTGCTATTCTATTCTTGTGCATTTGAGCGTCCTGTGTACGTCCACTGTCGCTTGCAGACACATCAATCATGCCCCATTCAAAGCTTGACGGAGTAGGTAATTCCGCTCCGTCTACTAACATCATTGCCATACTGTTACCTCGTAAAAAGACACCCACGTAAAGGTGAGTGTCTTAACCAAATTCATTTGCTACAATATATCGTTGTCCGTGCTTTGCTTTGCCTACCTGTGTCATGCGATAGAGTGTTTCGCTGTCGCACTTAAACACATTTTCAATGACAGGCGCAGAGTTTCCGCCAGCATTATAGTTCATCATTACTTGTGCCATGCCTTCCATGACAGCCTGTTTAATTCCCTCTGTGATTTGTTGGTTATTTGCAACTACGTTTTTGCCGTTTGAGAATTTACCGACCAGCTCGTTGTGATTAATAAAAGCCATGCCGTCCTCTCCCCTTGGGAAAATTCCGCCACTAGCAAGCCTTGGAATATGTACTTTCGGGACTAACGATACTCCGTTCCAATTTGCACCAGCCACCTTAGCAGCCATAGAAACAACTTTGTTAAATCCTCTTAATAAAGAGTTAATTCCACTGACAACAAAATTAACGCCGTTTTCTATTTTAGAAATAACGTAGTTCATGGCTCCTGTAACACCACCTCTTATTGAACTCCACACATAATTAAACGCGCTTGTAATTCCATTTTTCATAATATTAAAGCAGTTTGTGATAGGTGAAATAACATTGCCATTAAACCAGCTCGCCACCCCTTGCCAAGTAGATATAACAAAGTTCTTTGCTACGCTAAGTGCCGATGTTATGCCAGCTTTCAACATATTAAAAAAGTTTGAAATCGGTTGTATTACTGTACCGCTAAACCAACTTGCCACCCCTTGCCATGTTGAAAATACAAAATCTTTTGCTGTCTGTATCGTTGTCTGTATAAACGTTTTTAAAAAGTTAAACAGATTTGAAATTGGAGTAATCACATTATTATTAAACCAGCTTGAAGCTACTATCCAAATTGCTTGAATTATTATCCAAACACCTTGAAAAATCTGTTGTGCTCGTGTAGCAAAGCCTTTAAAAAAGCCAACTATCGGCTCAATTACTGTGGAACTAAACCATTTCGAAGCTCCTTGCCACACAGTTACTATGTCTTTCCATAGAGAGCCGAAAAAGCCACTTATGGTTTTCCACATATCTTTAAAAAACGAAACTACAGGCTCAATGACATTTCCATTGAACCAATCGCCAACCGTTGAAAATAGTTCACAAATTGTGTTCCAATTATCTTTTACTAAAACAACGATTGTTGATACTGCCGCCACTATTGCTCCAACAATTACCGCTGGCAATGCTGCCACACCAGCTAATATTGCTCCGATTGTGGCTAATGCAACACCTATCACCATTAAAATCTCATTTACCCAGCTAAATCCGTCTTTTAGCATTTTGACAAAATTTACAATAGATAAAATTGTTCCGGCTATTGCCGAAAAAGCAGAGCCGATTGTTGCTAATAGGTCTACTGCCCCTGTTCCGAATGCGGCCGTTATTGCATCACCCAAGCTTAAACCACTGAATAATCCCTCTATGAGTAATCCAAGATTTGTTGATAGTGAAGCAAAAATGGTTTTAAATGCTTGCATTATTGCCGTTCCAATGCCAGCTCCTTCTACAAGCTCAAATCCAATTTTTGAAGCTATTGCCTGTGCTATTGCTTTTGATAATGATTTTCCAATAAAAGCGAGTGCCACTGAACCCAATTTTAACGAAATTATCTTTTTTATCAGCAATGTGCCAACTATTATCTCAACAGTTTTAATGTCCAAATTGCTTAAAAAGTCCGTAATTCCTTTGAGTACGTCTTTCCACGACACATTTTTAATTGCCGTGGTTAGCATGGTGTATATTCCTTGTACCCATGCGTTAATAGTTTTTGCTAGTAATGCAAAATCAAAATTCTCAAAAAATCCATTAATGCCGTTAGCAATCGACAAGCCAAAATTAGTCCAGTCGAATGTTGTGCCGAATGAATTGAGGAAATGCAAAGCTGTGTTCAGTGAACCAGCTATTGTTGCACCCAAATCATAAAAGAGTCTTGGGCTGATTAAGCCGTTAAGGAAATCTGCAAGTCCTTTTCCGAAATTGTCAGCTTTCTGATAAATCTTCTTCCAATCAATGCTCTCCATAGCACTCGCAAGAGCGCCACCGATGTACTTTCCGAGTGAGTATAAATCCTTGATTGATGATTTGTATTTTTCGAGCAATCCATCGGTCTTTTTCAGCGAGCTATCAATACCACCTCCAGCTCCACCGCCACCGGAACCGCCACTGCCCGAACCGCCACCACTGCCACTATCGCTGTTATCGTCAAGTGCGTGTATCTCGTCTATGCTAAGCAGTGTCTTTTTCAGTTTTTGGGCTTTCTTATTGGAACTATCAGCGTTATCACCAATATCGCCTACTCCGCCAGCTATGTCCTCCATGCCGTCAACAGTAGCACCGCCACCGCTTATCTCGATAGTCCACCCGAAGATTGCTCCGAGTGCGTCAGCTACAGTTTTTGTAAAACTGATAACCTTGAGCATTACTTTACTTAAGGCTTGAACAAACGGCTTTAAAGCATTGATTATTACGCTACCTATGATACTGCCCCATGCTTGGAACTCTTGTTTAAGGACTCTTACACTGTTAGCCCAGGTATTTGCGGTCTTAGCGAAGTCACCTTGCGCAGCTTGCGTATTTGCCATGACATAATTATATCTTAGCAATACCTTTTCAGCTTGCGTCATGGATTTGATATTTGCATCAAGTCCGTTTTTCATAGCCCACTCTGAAAGTGTGGCTTGCGTTAAATCAAGTCCATATCTCCTTAATGGTGCTATTGTTCCCGAAAAAATGGATTGTAAGCTCTTTGCAACATCAGCTTGGTCTACATCGTAGAATGAAGCCATATCACCGGCTAATCTTGTAAGATTAAGCGACATATCAGCCATACTGTCTGTAGCCTTGTATAGCGTGTTATTTTGGCTCATAAGAGCTTTATTTGCCACAGCCGTACCATTTGCCACTTGTTCTGACGAAATGCCTATAGAGGTTCCTAGTGCTTGGAAACGGCTTGATATTTGCTTAACTGTCAATTCTGACATTCCGAAGTCTTGAATTGATGTTTTTGTAAAATCATCAACTTTGCTTGCCATATCGCCAAACGTGGTATCTACTACGTTTTGAACCTCTGTTAATTGGCTCGCTAAATCAACTGCACTGCCTATTTTTCCGACAGCTCGCATAACCATCCAATAAGTTGCGTAAAACTTACCGATAGTTGAAGCTAAGCCCCTGAATCCGCTTCTTGTACTCTTAATCGACTTAGTTGTGTTTGAAAAGCCTGTTACAAGTGACCTACTAGCCGAACCGACTTTTGAGCCTTGTTGCGACAGATTAGCAAGCGCGTTAGTCATTTGGATAATGTTGTTACTGACTCTCGGTGCGCTAGATAATGTTGTCATTACCTCTTTCAAGGCACTGCCAAGGCTTCTGATGTTATCCGCAGCATAACCGGCTGATTTTGAACCAAGCTTTGAGATTGAAGCTGTTAGCTGTGTAATCTCTGCTGATTGCTTTGAGATATTCGCAAAGCCCGACAATTCTGTTGCCATGTTCTTCAAAGCACTTGCCGAGCTGACAAGTCTTGCAGTATCAAGGTTGCCAAGCTTCTCCATGTTAGTTGCAATCTTGCTAAAGGTACGTGTGTCAATACTGCTCACACTTCTAAGTGATGTTGCAAGTTGCGACATTCCACTCGCAAAATTGCTTATGCTTGCACCATTGAGGGAATTGAGAGTACTTCCAAGCCCTTGCAACTTACTTTGTAAATTGCCTATGGCTCTAGTCGCTTGCTGTGCGTCCGACTTGATTTGAAGCTCAATGCTCTCTGCCATTTTCTCACCTCCCTGTAATAAAAAAGAGCTACCCTAAAGTAGCTCTCATGTATTTAGTCTTTGAGCAGATAGTATGTTGTAATCAACCCAACATAGCCATCTTGCTTAAGCCCCCTATTCTTCTGAAATACCATGACACATTTAGTGAGATAATCACTCCACTTTTTGTAATCAGTGTCAAGTTTGTAGAAATGATACTTGTCATGCAGAGTTTTTCTCAGCCACTTAATGGCTGTCGGGCAGTTATGCTTCTGACCACTCCACAGATTGTGATTTTTAGCAAATCTCTGTGAATTAGCTCCAAACTTGCCATCTTCCTTAAGCTCGTCTGTGTCAAATCCGATATTCATGGCATGTTGCCATTTTCTTACATCTTCATTATTGAGGTAATATTCCTCATTGCCTTTCCAAGCGTTATCCTTTGCCGGAGTTGCTATTGGTGTCGGATTATTCTTTATTCCGTCGTCCTTATCAAGCTCAATATAGAGTAAGTTAGCGTCAGTACTGTTATTCAGACCGCTACAAGTAAATGCGCTTGAATACTGCCAGCCATACAGTGGATGCTGTATAACAGGCTTCTTTGCGCTGTTAGGCTCATCACCAATAGACATTCCCTTAGTTGACGGATAACGCGCAATCCAAAACGGACAGTTAATCTGATTTGCGTATGGTGCAATGTACTGATTGTAAAAGCTAAGTCCTGTGTATACACCGAAGTTAAGCCCGGTACTTTTGATAACGCTCTGATATGTGTTGATAATATCAATAAGTGTCTGTCCGAGTCCTTGCTGACATTTATCTTCAACGTCTAACCAAACGAAAGTTTTTCTTCCGTTAAGTACCTCAATCACTCTCTGTGCGTCTGTCTTTGTCTTATCTACTGTTGTAGCGTATGAGTAGTTGTAAACACCTTGTATTGGCATTCCTACATCAGTACAGCCTTTCCAATTTTGCTCAAAGGTCTTATCCGGATTAAGGTCTTTGCGAATTATTTTAAGGATTGCAAATTGCACTCCAGCCCACTTAACCTTACTCCAATCAATATTCCATTGATATGACGATACGTCAATTCCTTTATATGCCATATTTTCCCCTCATTAGTCAGGACTTTCAGGTAATCCCGACTGTCTTAATGCGTTAATTCGTTGCTTCATCTCATAAACGGCAATTTCCTCATTAGACTCCTTGTATTTAGGCTCGTTATCTTCTGAGTATTGCTCATTTAATGATTTCTCAATGTATTTTGCTCTTGCTTTATTGCCATTTAAGGCTCTATCAATAGCTGTAAGAGTTGCGCTTAATCCGTATGTGCCCCACCAAGCCCACATGTTGGAGTCGGCTTCTCTTTGCGCAAGCATATAAGCCTTTGAATAAGGCTCTAAATCAGCCGGACAAGACATGTCTATGTCCTCAACGCTAAATCCATAGCCTTTAGTTGCTAAAAGCCAATATGGGCGAATTTCGTCGCAATATACTTCCCATGTAAGCTCTTTTACTTCTTGATTGGCTTCTTCTTGGCTGTCTGCACCTCTTTCGCCAGCATCTTCGATAAAAAACTGTTTTTCTCCATTTCCGCAGACAAGTCATTATAGAGTGATTGTAAATCTCCGCCCTCTTCATTCTCCGGGTCAAGGTAATCGTCAAGTAAATCGTATACCTTTACAAGCTGTTTCTCTTTTGCTTCTTTATTGTCAAAATCAAAGCCAAATTCGTCAGCATGGAATTTTTGCAAGCCTACAAGCAAAAACTCCGGTAAAAACTCAAGCATGTTGTCAATAACTTCAAGCCCCTCGCCCTGTTGCTCCATTCCTACAAGTCTTGGGATAATTTTATTCTTAACTACCGGTGCATATCCGAATTTAACTGTGTATTCTTTTCCGTTTAATTTAATTTTCATTTTATCTTTCCCTTTCTCCCTAATTTATATAAGGAAAGAGGCAGTATTAAAACTGCCTCAATTACCTTACTATATTGTATCTTCAAGTTCGCTGTCAGCCGTGCTATCATCATAGCCAACCGCTACGGCTTTTTCCGATTGGCTCACCCTTTTTTTGTGAGTGTGATTGACGTAGGATAGCCTTGGTCATCCTCTGTTACCGCAACATCGTAGTTATCCTCAATCCACTTAGGTACTGTCTGAACTGATACAGTCGCAGTTCCTGTTAAGTGGTCATCAGAAGCCTCGCCTGGGGCGAATGACTCTTGTCCAATAAAAGCACAGATACCCTCTGAACCTTTTCCGTCTGTACCATAGAGAATAATGAAGTCGAGCTTCTTGCCCTCGTTAGTTACCATCTCGTCTTTGTACTTCTTCTCAAAAGCTCCCTCGACCTCCATGGAACCGGCTGAACGTCTGCCCATTTCCTGTGTCTCTACTAAATCCTCAAGAGTTGAAGTATCTACCATGTTCTGTGAGCCGAATGGTGAGGGAATTGATTTTGCTCTAAGTAAGAGCTTGTAAGTTCCAGCCCAGTAATCGCCACTTGTGACGGATGCGGTTGGTGTCTTGTAAGCAATTCTACTTTTTAAACCTGTTGCCATTTTTATTACCTCCTAATTTTTCATAAAAAAATAAGAGCCAAAAGGCTCTTATAATCTATCATTCCAGTCAAATGACCGCCTAGCACGTAATGTTGCTGTCCATATTTTGCCGTTTTTTCTAGCGAATGGGATTGTTGTCAGCTTGAATGACATAGCTTTGTACTCATTAGCCACTGCCTGCGCCACATTCAAAGCTTCTGAACGGCTTTTATTTGTTGTAACAATTACTTGTGCCGTAAATAACACTGTATTTATTCTTTCGCACTCTAAATCCTCGTTCTGTTCAATAGGTTCGAGTGCTTGAACTAGCACTGTCGGGAAACTAGCCGCTGCACTGTCCGACTGTTCCTCTTGTGTGAATTTTAGCTTGGGATATTTAGTTTTCAATTTTTTCTCACATCGGGTTTTTACAATCGCATATGTGAGATTTTCAAGGTCATATACCCATTGATTTTGACTTGCCACTTTATCTCACCTCAACTAAAATTTTTCCGTGCCGTTCTCATAATGTCATTTTCCATTTTTAAAAATGCGTTATACATCGGCATTGTAGGTGTAATGCCGTATGAATGGTGTAATTCTCCGCTTTCGTCTCTCCAATACCAACCCTCGCTGTCAAATGCGTGTGTTTGCCCCGGAAAAGTTCCCTGATCGCCTCTTGCGTCATTAAAGTGCGGTTTAGCTTTCCAACCCGAGCCGTATTCAGCCATAAGCAAAGGCGATACATCAACTGTCTTAAGTCCGTCTGCTGTCTGCCATGTGCTTTGTATCTGCCCTGTTTCGGTAGCAAGCACAATAGCCGTGCAGCCGTCTATTGTATCTTTAATTTCGTAACTAAATGTAATATAGTGTCCGAAATTGCCTGTATTTGCTTGTGCTACGGCTATGCCATTACTGGCGAGCTCTCCAACAAACGCTATGCACTTGTCCTGTAAGCGGTCTTTATATTTTTCAAGCTTGTCTATCGCATCTTGTATAGATTTTTCTGTCAAAGAAACGTCAATCTTCATAATTACACTTCTTTCACGACTGCTTTCAACATGTATTTAACTGAATAGAGAGAGGGCTTGACTCCCACTATTGTAAAGTCTGCGGATGTTGAATCAACTAATCCGTTTTCGTCCTTTGTAGGCTCGCTATCAAGCCAAATAACGTCACCTTTTTTAAAAGGGTATTTTCCTCTGTCTGTCAGCAAAACAGCATCAAAATCAGCCGTATTAAAGCCATATTCCTTGTTCTGCGCTTCTCCTCCGTCAAATGATATATTCGCTCGAAAATCAACCGGCTCCGAAAAGCCTGTTTCTTCATGTGTGTAATATATCTTCTCTCCGTCCTCTGTTTCGTAAAACTTTAGATTTCCGTCCTCGTCTTTTTCATAGACTGTGACTGTTTGGCCTTGAACCGCGTATTTCATGGCTTGCTTATTGATATCAAGCATTTTTCTTTATCTGCTTGTAAATCTGATTAACACCGGTACTTGCCATGCCCGACACAATACCAACTGCTATTGCATCAAGAATGTTGTTTGCCGGATAACCGGGAATTACAAACATTCCAACAATGCCGAGTACTCCACCGGCTACACCTACGATAATAGGAATAATATTATCTTTGACCTGTGGTATCTGCTTTGAAGCATATCCGATTAAATAAGTAATTACCATAATGGCAACTACTGTAGGTACTTGTGTAAAGTCCATCAGTTTTTCCCTCCTTTGCCTAAATGGATTTCCTCAATCTCATTTTTCATTTTTGTTACCATGCCATTACCGTCAAGTGCGTGGTATGCGTCATACATCTCGCAAAAATTCTGATACGCATATGAGGGAATTTCGCCAAGCTTCATGTATTTATCGTGGTATTCGATAAGCTGTACTCGTAAGAGTAACATTGTACCTTTTCCGTTTGCTTGTCGTAGCTTCTTTTCCTCTTCAATGCGCTCGTTTCTTTCTTTTGTGTCTATTGCTTTTTGTTTTTTCTGTTCTTGTAAAAGCCAAACAATATAACCCAAAAGCGCTGTCAGGACAATTGGCAAGGCAATAATGTATGTCTGATAGATTAAATTATTCATCTTACAGCCTTTCGTCTTTGGTATTGGCACACCGCCCACCACCACTTAATGTGTACCGCCTGCTACCATATTGGTAACGCACAATCTTCTTTTGCTTATAGCACTTTGACAAAAGGAAAAACTCCGACAAACAGCTTATCTCTGTCTTTCCATGTACGGCTCACTCCGCCCTCACTTAATGCGCTCATGTAGTTCTCACCGGCTTGTGAATGGTCGTAGACAGCAAGATTGATAACGACATTTTCAAACTGCTTTAAATCAGCAGTTATATCATTATCAGTGAAAGTGTCCGGATAACACCTTTTTGCTTTTACATCTTCCGTGGCTTGCTTAATGAGCTGTTCAATGAGTGGGTTATCTTCCTTTTTATCGAATACAACCACATCAGATGTTGTTTCATCATCATTCGTGACTGTATCAATATGAAATTGTTTAAGTCTGATTTTGACTTGCTCTAATGTGGTGTATTCCATGCCAAGCTCCTTATAATCCAAATTTTTCAATTAACATTTTCTTCAAGTCGCTGCCATTTATTTCTGTGGCATTTTCGATACCATTTTCACTCGCAAGCTTCTTTAGGTCGGCTGTTGACATTCTGTTAATTTCTGTTTTTGTGTATGGCGTTTCAGGTGGGTTCATAAAATCAGAAGGCACCGAATTGCTATTGCTTTCCGGTACCTCGTCTCCGACTTTATACCACACTCCATCATGCTTTATAGAGTGCGTCGCTATCATAAGCCTTAATCCCCCTTAACTTTGAGAACCATAACGCTATCCATACCCTCGAATGTAGGTAATCCAATCATAGATACGATACAGTGAGTATTGATAGGATGATTTGTAGCATATGTGTATACAGATACACCTGTCTCAACAAGTGAGAGGTTTCCGTCTGTGATACTTCCGCTTCTTTCCTCCGGGGTCTTACCGAATGTGTAATCGCCAAGGAATACTCCGGCAGACTGCGCAGATACAATGCCTGTTGGTACAAAGTACTGTGTCTGTCCTGTCTCATCAACATAGAGCTTATCGTATACTTCAATCTCGATACCATATCCTCTAAGGTATTCAGTAACCTGTCCTTGCTGTAATCTGATACCGCCATTGTAAGCAGTGATACCGAGTACCTGTTTCTTTGTGTCCTCTGCCTTAAGCACCATTTCCCAAGTCTCTGTATTCATGGTGAAACGTGTAAGTGAGTAGCCTGTAGCCTTTGCAAAATCTCTACGAGCTGTGATAAGGTCATCAAGTGGTGCGCATGTAGTAGGCTTATCCCATGCACTTGTGCCGGTAATTGACTTAAAGTGCTTTTCCTTATGCTCTGTACCATTGTCGGCTGTGTAATCAACGACATAGTTCTTATCGCCAAGTACAACCTTTACCTTTGGTACACCATCTGTAGGTGCAAGTAACTGCCAAATCTGTCTCTCCGGTACAACTAATGCGCCCTCAATTAACATCATTGGTTTCTTTGAAATTTCACGTAATACGTTATTGGCAAGGCTAGAGTTTTCAGAAGTTCTGTAATTGTCATACTCCTGTTCCTCTTTCTCTGTTACCATATATCCCTCACGATAAAATGGCATTGAGTTCTGAATGTCAGAGAAACCTCCAACATCTCTTAACTCTGCCTGTGCGTCAAAGTTTGAAGCTTTGAGTGATACAGGCAGTCCGTTCTTTCCCTTGATAAATCTAAGGTCGAGTGAGTCCTGTTTACGTGTTCCGAATTTTTGTCTGCCAAGATAAGGGGCAGTTCCTAATGTCTTTTTGTAGTTATCCCACATTACACCGAGGCTTCTCGCTGTAAATGCTTCTGCTAATGGTAATGCCATGTTCTTCTACCTCCTTTTAAACCTGACTTGCTACAATCTTTGGTGCACCATAGAAAGTAACTCTAGGTGTTGCAGTTCTAGCTGCGTCTGCGATTGAAAGCGACTTAACTTTCTCCCAATCAATAGTTCCCTGATATACGTATGTTCCCGGTGCGTCACCCATGGTCACATCTACATCATGTAACAGATAGCCCTTGCAATCTGCGTCATTGCTTGGGAATGGTGTGCCGGCTGGCACAATCTTCATTCCGTTTGTGTCTGCACTTGATACCATTGTCTGTGGTACAAGACACGCTGCTCCCTCATAAGGGAAAAATTTCAAAATTCCTTTACCCTGTGTAAAGTCTCTTACGATTGGCTTTCCCATCGTTCTACCTCCTGTTTTAAATTACATAGCTGTTTTGACTTTCAGCGTTTGCAACTGTACCGAATGAGATTTGTTCTGCATTTGCTACATCTGCCGGCTTTGAGTCGGGTTCATTATTGTTACCGCCATTGTTTGGATTAGGAGTATCTTTAAGTGCATTTTTCTCGTACTCCGCAATCGCATTGGCTTTCATGTCGGAAATAATCTTGCCAAGTGATGTTGTGTCAAAAGAGCCATCCTCTTTTACTACTGTCTTTGCTTGTTCTGCAGTAATTCCAAAATCAGACATTGCACTCTCTCGTAAATCTCTGACAGCGTTATCTTTCTGTAGCTTGGCTATCTGCTGATTGGCTGTCTCTAAGGCTTTATTTGCCTTTTCAAGCTCCGTCATGTTGCCATTCTGTAGCTCGTCAAGCTGTGTCTGTAGCTCGTCAGCTTTGTCGGCTTTAGCCTTGTACTGATTGGCTTTCTCTTTCTCTCTTGCCATTTCCTCACCGCTCTTGTTAAGCAGATTTGTTATCTGCTCATCCGTTGCGTCCGGGAAAAGCTTCAAAACATCATTTCTTGTCATTTCAATTACCTCCGTAACTCACGCTTTTGTTATCGCGGGTCGCTCCCGCCGAGTTTTTCTGCCATTTAACGCATGACTGCAAATTTTGTATAATAAAAAGCAACCTATAAGTTTTCCTTACAAGTTGCTCATTATTTGTAATATTTAACACTACACCGGCAATTAGAAATTTCTTTAACTTCTGCGCCTAGTGAATGGTCTTTTGGAAACATCATCAGTGAGTTTCCAACCTCAAACGGCTCAAAAATATCAATTTTCTTTCTGTCAACCTCTGCATGTGTAGGTCTGACATGTGAATCCTCTTTTGAGCGCCACTCTTTTGTTTTGTAGCCTTTTTTCACCATTTCGGTCTGCAATCGGTAATTGCCGACTGCATTAGCTTCATTCGCAGCTACATTTTTTGCTCGCTTCTGTGAAGTAAAATACTCTACTTCAGTATTTTGTGTGGTAGCGTCAACTACCTCATTCACAATGTACCGGGCATAATCCGTAATGTATGAGGGTGTTTTCTTTGACTTACAATACTGTGTGGCAATGCTCTCATATCTGACAATAAATTCTTTGGTGATAGTGGTTATCTCTGTTTCTTCCTTGCCGGATAACAAGGCAAATAGCATAACAAAGATTTTTTCAAACTTTTCGGCAAGCTTTTTTCTATCTTCCTTTTCCTCGTCAGATAAATCCATCTCACCAAAATATGTTTCATAATCTATGTCTTGTATTTCATTTTTGTTAAGTGCGTGGATTTCGTCTGCCATATCAAGCTCCAAAATAAATTGACAGCCAATTATTCATCGGCTGTCTTTCCATTGTTCTTATCATCGTTATTATTGTTAGGTGTAGCTGTTGTCGGCTGTTCCTCCGGGAATAACATTTCCATCCGCTTTGCACTTTCGAGAGTAACTTGTTCAGGGTCGCTAAACATGTCAATCGTCTTAACAGCTCTCTTGTAATTGATACCGCACCTAAGTAATATTTCAAGCACCTCTGCCTTAACAAGCATGTTATCCAACTTATTGTGATTAATGTGTATCTCAACATCGCTAGGCATAAGGGTGAAGCCCTTATTAATTCTTAGCCTGTTAAGAATAAGCCTAAGTGCCATTCTCTCTGATTTCTTGAGAATAGGCTCATTAATAGCTGTCCTAAGTCCGGCATCGTAATGTCCGTTTCGCAGTTCTACAGCAGAACCGGTATCACCGCCTGTGTTGCCCTGACGATTTGCAAGACCTTGAATACTTAAAAATCTTTCAAAAAGGTCAGTGAAAACCACTTGTCCCTCTGTCTGATTAAGTTCGCTCGTCATTACATCAACATCAGCCTTGTTGTCTGAACCATTGTTAGATTTAACAACCAATGCTCCCTCTTGTCGCATTTTTCTAAATGTATCTATGTCAATTTCACAATTAACAAATTTCACCCATGCAGACACAAACTGCTCGACACCGTTAATTCTGTCCGATGTCAGCACGTTAATAGCGTCTGTGATTGCAATAGTCATTTCAATATCAGACAATCGCCTTGCATTGTTTGGGTATTCGATGACTGGAATAGCTCTATTGCCGTTTGTTCCGCTTGCATAAATCTTGTCGTTGCGAATATCAAACCACTCGTTGTCGGTGAACACATAATAAATATTTGCTCCATTCTCGTCCTCTCCTATTTGACAAGAGAATGCTGGACGTCCATTTGAGTAGTAAACTACAAAGGTGTACATTGGATTTTCAGAAGATAAGTAAAAATCGCTCTCATCAAGCAACTGTCCTTGTCCATCATCATTACCGATAAATCTGTAGCCGGTACCGCATATGCTTCTCCAACGATGTATGTCTATATCGCACTCCTGTTTGCTTTCTGAGTCCATAGTGATGTTAAGCTGTGTGATTTCTTCCGACTTATGGTTATCGGTGCCACGCAACACATATTGGATTGGCTCGGCACACATCTCTGCGGTTTTGCGCTCAACAAGCTCATATGCAAGATTTACAGCAATCTTGTTATTGATTTCCGGTCGGTTCACTTTCTGCCGATACAAAATCGGTTGGTCACCACGGTAGTACCTGTCAAGATACTCAATCTCAATAGCGTTTTGCTCGTGAATCACAAGTGCTTTATTCAGTTCTTCGATTATGTTGTTTTTTGTGATTTGCCTTTTTCTCGTGAAAATAACTTGTCTGCCGTAATTATTATGACAGACAGCCGAAAAAGGTCTTACGTTTTTATGAGCATATCTATACATCAATAAAACCTCATGCCACTTGCAGAAGTTCTCTGCGGAACCTCTTTTATCTGAAATTCTCCTGTGCCAGCCCAAAACCATATCCATTTACGGCAGTGCGTACACATTACTTTATGGTGCTTCTTGTCACTTTTATTTACCCACGTTAATAGCTTTCCGCAACGAGGGCACATTACACTTCGTTTTCCTATTGGTACAATATTAATATTCTGATTATTCATGTCACCCTCGATTCACTAAAAACGGCACCCACAATCTGTGAGTGCCGTTTCTAAAAGAGATTTTACGCAATGAACGAATTACGATTTTTTCATAGTTATATTATAACTGTCAATTTTTTAAGTGCATATATGCAATGATATGCAAAACTATGCACACTACTGCACATTTTCAAGATATTCTTTTCCGTAAAGCCTTTCAAACTCTTGCAAGGCTCTGCCGTGGATTGTAAATATCTTTCTTATGCTCCAATTTGTAGCCTGGGCGATTTCTTCAAAAGTGTTTTGATTGACATATCTCATTGAGAGTACATGATAGTAGTCGGTATTCTCCATGCTATCAATTTGACTGATAATATGATTTCTTTTTCTCATAAATTCATCAACAAGTCTGTCTGTATCTTTTTCCAAGTCCACAATTTTAGTTACTGTACTGCCTAGCTTATCTTTGTCAGATGAAACATCAACCGCTTCTTTGTCCGTTGAAACAGTAACGCTACATGCTATTGTTTTAAGCCTGTATATTTCAGACAGCTTATTTTGTATCATTTTATCTAATCTGCTAATTTGATTTAAGTAAGTTTTTGTATTCATTAATAAAGCCCTCCTCTGAACGGATTGTGTACTGCTTCAACCTTTGCTATCCGCTTTTCCCTAAAAATCATGTCGCACAACTGCGCAGTAGAATCCACACCATCATCATGTTTCATTTTGCCCTCATATGTGCAAGAAAGCACATTTTGAAAATATTTCTTGTATTCCTTAGTTTGCCTTTCAAGTTTTATGAAATGCAGTTTTCTTATATCCGGCGCATGATTTTTAATTCTGTCCATTTTTGCAGTTTTGTTATCTGCTGGGTCATGGCTTGTCAATATTGGGTAGCAATCTTTTTTCCATATTTTCTCGCACTCCAAACGATAGGCAGATGTTGTTTTTGTTTCCTCAAAATGTACCTCTGCTGTTTTATTCGAGAATTTATCTAAGTGACTTTCCATTCTACTTGTTACTTCGGGAATTGTTATATCCTTATCGCCATCGTTATACACAACATCCACGATATAGTATTCCTTTTCAATCTCATAGCAAATCGGCATTGATACAAAGTCTCCACCACCATATGCCGGGTCGTTTGCCGAAAAAATTCTATCAGGTCTTACCCCCTCAATTTCTGCCGGGTCAAAAAAGTTCATGTTATCAATATTGAACATCTGGCCTTTTCTTTCTATCGGTTCTTGCTGATATTGGGCGAACCATGAAGCCATATCGTCATTATCTTCAAATGAAGCCATTCTGCGCTTATAATCCAATGTGGAATATCCTAATTTGTAGGGATAATCAAAATTGCTCTCATTGTTTTCATTGAGTGCCGGAATTATAACCTCTCTATGACGTATGTTTTTATATTCAGGATTATTTGCAAGTAATTCTAATCTGCGTCCTTGAACATCTTTCGGTGCCCATCTCGTGCCTATTCCAAGCAACTTTGCTTTGCCGGGCTTAATTCTTGGCATAAAGTTATTATCAAACTTTCCCCAAACTGTAGCCTGTCTATCCTCGCTTAGTGCTTCATCAATACCACTAAATAAATCGTCATATACTCCCAAGCCATCGCAGTCACATGCTCCGTTCAGTGTTCCGTATATAGAGCGCATGGTAAATGTTGGGTATGTCTTTTTACGCAAGAAGTCTATCGTAAGGTCTTT